TATAGTTTGAGGTAAGGATGATGTATTAATTGAGACATAATTTGTTTGTCCTGCGATACATCCATTTGCACCGACTATTTTAGTAAAGGTATTTGATGGCGTGTATTGAAACCACGATGCTCCTGAATAAATTAAATTGATTACATCATATGGAATTAATGTGAAACTTGTTGCTGTAGCACTTATACCATATAAAAAAGTTGAACTCAATCCTGAGCTTATAGATATATTTACAGATGCAGTTGATTTAAATTGTATTATTTGCCCTACCGAATATCCAAATGGTATAGTTAGGGTTTGTGATGCAGTTGAACCAGAAAATATAACTAATAATCTAGGATTTACTGATAAAGACAATGTCGCTGATGCTGTATATGTTGCATATGTTGTTCCTGTTGTTGCTGTAATCCAATTTGTCCCTACACCGGTCGATGACAAAATTTGACCTACTGTCCCAACATCACCAGACGTGTCAGTTAATGTTGATTTTATTGATAGATTCCCATTAAAAACATTAGAACCTAACCAATTATTATTACTACTCAATAAAGTTGTTCCAGCATTAAGTGTTGATTGTATATATGAATAATACGATGATTCAAAATAAGTAGTTAATTGAACGTTGGTTCCACTAATTTTAACACAATATATTTCAATTATAATTCTATCAGTAAGTAGAAGACTAACAGCTGTGCTTATTGTTGCACTCAAATTATACACATCTGGATTTATTGATGGACTTGTATTAATATCAATACTATTTCCACTAGTAGCAATATCGGTTAATACTCCTCCACTATTTTTTCTAATTTTAAAAAAGTAATATACAACACTAGCTGTTGCAGATATTCCACCATATAAAGATAAAGACCATAAACCTGTCGGTATTTCTGTAATATTTATCGCATCGGATATAAAACTAGCTATTAATTGATTTGTTCCATCTGTTGTTGTTATGACTGACTGTTGAGCTGCTGATGATACTGTTTGTGATAATTTTTTATATGAAATTGAATCCACTGTTAATGATTCAGAATAATTTAGAAACAAATTATAGCCCCCAGAGTATTGACCCACCAAGCCATCCACATAAGATTTGGTGGTTAGATCTTTACCTAATAAAGGACTTACTGAATGAGGTGGTAGTGAGAAGGTTATTTGACCTGTTAATGCTGTATCAGATGTTATACTTGCGAGATTTGTTATATCATTACTATTCATATTTAAATCTGTTGATGCTGTATTACCGTTTGTCATCACAGTTCCTAATGTTGCGACCGTTCCGCTACCAACAACTGTTTGAACCCAAGATGTTGTCGGTATTTTTGTTGAGCTATCATTTGATGGTATTACAGTTGAAGTAGTGCAAGTCGGAGTATTAGAAAATATTGTATCACCTAAATTAGTCATACCATTTAATGTTTCATACCCTTGAGCTACGGAGAATTTCAAATAGTTTGCATTTAAGTAATCTGTATCGATAGTTTCTGTTTCTCCTGCCACCCATAGATCGGGATTAAATATTGATCCTTGTGTAGTTGTTTGTGCTGGATAAATTGACATTTTATATAATATATAATAAGATATAAAATTTATTTAATTAAATTAATTTCTTATATTTATATATATATTATGAATAAAAAAGATAAATCAAAAGCTGAACTAATCGATTGGTATAAGAAAATACCATCTAAATATCTGACTAAGACGCATAATCCTAATTTTCAAATACACGGAATTAAACTACCTTTTAGAATGCTGATAATAGGTGGATCAGGAGCAGGTAAGACACAAACATTAATGAATTTGATACATAATATGGGTGATACATTTAATGATATTTATGTAATAACAAAGAATAAGCACGAACCGATATATGAGTATTTGGAAGACAAATTAGGCAAAAAAGGTGTGTCAGTAGTCGAGGGTATAGAAAGTGCTCCAGATTTAGATAAAGATATTTCAAAAGAAGATCAGACTTTGATCGTGATGGATGACTTAGTTTTAGAGAGAAATCAGAAGCCTTTAGAAGAATACTTCATAAGAGCTAGAAAACAAAATTGTTCCTTAGTGTATATTTCTCAGTCGTATTTTGCAGTTCCACCGATCATTAGAAAGAATCTTAATTATTTAGTAATAAAACAACTAGCCAATTTACCCGACCTTTTTAGAATAATGAGAGAGTATTCATTAGGAGTAGAGAAGAAACAACTATTAAAATTGTATGAGAATGCAACTACAGCCAATAAGCAGGATTTCCTATTAGTTGATTTAGACGCCGAACCACAAGACCGATTTAGAAAGAACTTTAACGATATCTATGATTTATCTTAAATTCAATAAAATATTTTAAATTTTTACAAAAATATTATCTAAACATAGTTATATTATGTTGATTAGAAATGTTAAGAGCAAACACGATTTACAGAATCGTAAGAAACTTCAAGCAGAATTATTACAGGTGCAAATAGATAATGAAGCACTTTCAGAACAGAGAATGAAAGACTATAAAAATCCGAATAAGCCTCCTCCTGTGCCTCCACAGTATAAGACGAATAGTGAAATGCAAGAGGATGCATTAATACAACAAAAACAAGCAATTGATAATTTACGAACACTTAACTTAAATTATGCTGTTGCAGCACAAGTATCACAAGACTTAATCAAACTTCCTGATGGTATTGGGAACTTAGTTAAGTTAAATAAAAACTTTCCATTTATTAAGGGTGAAATTGTTAAAAAGTATGATCCTGCATATCTAGACGCTCAAACAATAATGGATTATCTAAAAGAATATTTTGCAGAAATTGATACAAGTATAGGTATTAATCTTGCTGGTTCATCATCGACTAACTTCTTTAATAGTGGTCCAACATCTGGTGCAATGATACTTCCATCTTATGAGGCGTTTTATGATTTACGACAAGATGTCGAAGCAATATTTAATTTATTTAATCTTAATCCAAATGATGTTAAAATAATATTAGATCAACTTGCTGGAATAAGAGATATCTCGCCTACAGATGATGAATTAAAAGCGATCGACACATTTCCTATTATTGAAAGACAAAGATTAAATAAAACTATTGAAAGGTTAATTAAAGTTTATAAAATACCAACAGCGTCATTTGTTTATGAGATCATTAAAAAACTTGATGCTATATCAGCAACAGCTCCAGCAGGTGGTGCGAGAGGTTTAGCAGCAGTCGCACCACCAACACCACAAGAACTACAATACACATTGGCTACCCTTAAAAACACATTAGCACAGGTGGATGTTAAAGCACAGGCAAAATTAGATGATTTTGTAGGAGAAATTCAGGCAGAACAAGCAAAAATATTACAAGCACAAGCAGGTTTATTAACTGTAAATGCTCCTGTAGTAGGTCGTCCGCTTGAACCTCCTATTGAAGGAATAATACCACCTGCAAATATACCTAATCAACAAGCATTAAGGGACTTTGTAATTGCCGATAATGAAAGATATTTAGAAGGTCAAATTATGGGTCTCGCGAATTGGAAAGGGAGAATAAGATTAAGCGATCCTAGAACAGCAGCAGTTTATGGTGGCTTATATTCAAACCAAGTCGCCACAATCGATGATGCACCCCCGCTTGCAGATTTTTCTAATGTTATTTTTGAAAAGGAGAAAAACGGAAGAGCTGCTTATAAAGAATTAAATCCTCCTAGATTGTTAAATGGTCGTGTTGTTGATATTTATTCTCTGCCTAGACAATTAGATAATTATCTTTTGATTGCTTATTTAAGAGATGGTGTGCCAGTCGTAGGCACTGCTATTAACGCAAAAGAAAGTTCGATAAGATACAAACAAGATGAATTAAAACAAAGGGTTGATACAGTAGAAAAACCATTATTATTCCAAAAATTAAGAGACGACCCTAATTATGATCCTAAACATAATAATGCCGACCATCTAATACCAGAACAAGGTTTTGGTATAACAAATAAAGTCATTAAACACTTTGAAAAAGATAACAAAGAAATGATGAAACTAAAGAAATCATACAACAAACATCTTAAGACTGAAAAGAAAGCGGATGATGAGAGCAGTAGTGATGAAGAAAAGATGGGAAAGGGTAAAATGGCTTTCAAAGGTAGAAGAATTAAATTAGGTAAAGGAATAGCAATACAAAAAGATGAACCAACATACAGAGAATTCGGTAAATATGTTATTCATTATCCACATCTAGTTAATAACAATTTATTAAATGTCAAATATCCTTCATTAGGATCAATACCAGCAATTAAGATCGTTAATGTAGATGATAACTTTAAAGATTTTATGATTGATGTATTAGAGAATGGTAGAGTGAATCAAAGACATTATAATAACTTAACAGAACCAGAAAAAACTCATTTCGTTAAAGTAGCTAGAGGAGCAGGATTATTGAGTGTTCTAGGTATAAGCTCAAATGGCGACGATCAAGAGTGTAATGATATCAAAAGATTAGAGTTATTATTTGGAGAAATAAATGCTGGTAATGATAACGATAAAATGATTAAGGAATGCAAAACATTAATTAAGAAATATGTAGCTAATGGACGTATTAATAAAAATAAAGGTTTAGAAATGTTAATGGAATTGGATTAATTAAATTTAATTTAATATAATAAAATATTTTATATATTATTATATTATATAATGCCGAGAACTCTTATCTTAAATCAAAGTAATATTGTAGCAAATAGTGGTAATTCAGTTTTTCAATACGATTTCCCTCTGGGTGGTATAACTTTTAAAGATGAATTCATCGCAGTTCAACAAATCACGCTATACAATTCAGTTTTTAATATATCATCATCAAATAGCAATAATAGTTTTAGTTATAAATGGGTTGATGGAACTACTACAGTAATTAATTTATCTGATAGTTATTTATCACTAGCAGAAATAAATGCGACCTTACAAGCCACAATGGTTTCTAATAAACATTATATGCTTACATCAACAGGATCGTATGTATATTTCTTAGAGATCGTTGTTAATGCATCAAGGTATGCGGATCAAATAAATTCATTTCAATTATCAACAACAATCGCTACTGCTAATTCTTGGACTTTACCTGCAGGAGCTACTTGGGTCATTCCTACTAATGCTATCAACCCTATATTCGTTGTTCCTTCAACTAATTTTCAAAATATAATAGGTTATACAGCAGGCAATTATCCTGCTGGAGTTATAACAGGAACACCACCAGCACAAGTTCAAACACCAGCATACACATCAACACAATCATTTTTATCAACTACTGCACCACAGATCATTCCTCAACCTTCTTACTTATGCACTTGTAGTTTAGTTAATAATCGTTTAGCAATCCCATCTCAATTAATTTTCTCATTAACTCCACAAGGTGTTGGTTTTGGTTCTTTATTCAATATACAGGTAGCTGAATTAGCTTATAATAAAGTTGAAGACGGGCAATACACTCAATTCAGATTTAGTTTTGTTGATTCATTAGGAGGCACAGTTAATTTTCAAGATCCTAATACTTTAATTCTTTTAGTTATTAAAAATAAATCTGAATTAGGATTTTTATAAAAATAATATATAATACAAATATATAACAATGTATATTTTAGCGAGAAAGAAGGCTGGTGGCGGATTTAACATTAAGGCGTCTAAAAATGGAGGATTTCAGAAGCTGATGAGACACAAAGTTGCTGGATATGGTATGGGGGCTGAAGTTTATGATAATTTGGATAAGGGTAAGAAAAATAGTATAGGTCATTTAACTCAAAAAATGAATCATTTATCAGTAAGAACCTCTAAACCAAGAAAATATATATCTTTAAATTTATAAAAAATATATAGAAACGTAATTTAATTTATTAAATAAATAATTGTTTAATAAATTAAAATATTTAGATTTTTTTTTATCTTACTATTAATATATATATAAAAATGGCTGACAATCTTGTATTTGAAGAAAGTTTAAACACTGAAATAGATCAAAGTGAATTCATCCAAAAACGATGGATCTATGTTAATGATAACAACTCACAAAATTACACATCACAAGTAGTTATAGATAGCACACCTTTATCAAATGCTGGTGGATGGATCAATTGGAGTGAAGGTTTTATAGTTATGCCTTTAGTAGTAAATCTTACAACCGACACAGCGGCTAATGCTGCGAAACTACCAGTAGGAGCCGCAGGAGTTAATTCTAATTTATCGAATTATTCTTGGGCTTTTAAAAATGGTTTCTGGAATATGATTAACTCGATGACTGTAGAATTTAATAACCAAAATATTATCCAACAAACTCCTTTCTTAAATGTATTTAGAAGTTTCAAAACTCATACTTCTTGGTCGCAAGATGATCTATTCAATGAAGGTATGTCTAGCGGTTATCACCCTGATGACGCAGGATCTTGGGCTTACTGTAATGATTATAGTGCAACATCTTTTCAAGATGGTCGTGGTGCGAATTGTGGTTTTACTAATAATTCAAATGTTGCTTTTTTCACTACTTCTAGTGCTGGTGGTGCTGTTGCTACTAGACAAACTACTTATCCTTCAACTAGTGTTGCTGGAACTCCAGTGATAGGTGCGGCTGCGGGTGGTGGTGTTGCTGCAGGAACTTGTGCTGTTGCTTATTCTGGGGCAGGTAATCCTTCCAATTTATATTCTGGGGAGAATGCTTGTAATAATGGTATGAGAAAGAGACAAACTTGGACTGGATATGACACTACAAATATCGCACATAATTTAGGTCAAAGTTTAGTTAATGGTGCTGATGATTGTAATAATGTTTATCGTTCATACAAGACACAGACAGCTAATGGTATAGTGAGTTGGTATGTATTTGCAAAACTTCGTCTAAAAGATTTAGCTGATTTTTTTGAAAAAACTCCTCTTCTTAAAGGTTCCACTATTCGTTTCTACATTAACACTAATCAATCGATAGTAAATTTCACAGTTGCAGCTGGAACAATAACTGAAACAACAGGTGCACTTGCAATATTTCCATCTTTAACTCCAAATTCAGTAAATGTGATTGGTGGGAATACAAACCCTCTTATGCTTAGTGATGCAAATTTCGGACAAGGTATGTCTCCATTAGCAACTTTATTATCCGCAGGAACTTATAATCTTTCGGTATCTATTGTTAAAAATACTTTCTCAGCTCAAACCAGTCCGTTTCCAGCTGCAGCAATACAATCACCTCTTACTGCGTGCAGATTATACGCACCTGTATATACAATGAACCCACTTGCTGAAAGTAAATATTTATCACTAACACCAACTAAAAAAATTCGTTATAAAGATATTTTCCAATATCAATTTAATAATAATGCTAAAGGACCCTTTAACTTTTTAGTAAGTAATGGTATTAGCAATATAGTGAGTGTATTAGTTGTGCCTTTTATATCTAAATCTAATAAAATAAGAGGAGTAGGTGATGCTGCTGGAGTCACTCGGGAACTTGCATTCCAATCTTATTTATCACCTGTATCTCCATCTCCTGCTGTGCCTGACCCTATTATGCTTACAAACTTCAATATTCTAATTTCTGGTGTAAATCTTTTCTTGAATAACGAAATGTATGACTTTGAAGCATTTAGAGAACAATTAATAACTTCCAATCAATTGAATGGATCTTTAACTACTGGATTAGCTTCTGGTCTTATTAATGAAGATATGTTCTCTCGTGGTTATAGATACTACTATGGTGATTGCTCTAGAGTTCTACCAAGTGAAGAAGGTGTAAGCCGATCAGTTCAAATTGTAGGAACTAACGCAAGTCTATTAAGCTGTGATTTGATGGTATTTGTTGAATTTATGAGAGAAATTACTATTGATATATCTACTGGTGCAAGAATTGAATAAAATATATTTTAGAATGCGATGTTTAAAAATATATAGAAATTTTTTATCTAACTTAATTATATATTATGCATACAATTAAGTTAATGAAACCCCCAATGCAAAGTGATGAATTTGTCCCTCATCAATTAGGAATTGCTAAACATCAAGCTAAAAATTTAATTTCAGGTAAGGCTGTTGTTATACCTCACAATAAAATGGGTGCTGAAGCAGGAGAGCACGTAATGATGTTGAAACCACAAAATGCACGGAAATTATTAACCTCTTATAAAAGAGGAAAAGGAATGAAAATGCGATTATCGCCAGATGAAATCCATCATACTATCCATCACGGTATGGGATTTACAGATATAGCTAGTAAAATGTTTAAAAAAGCATTAAAGAATCCAACTGTAAGAAGTTTTGCAGATAATGGTTTAGATTTTATAGGTGATAAAGTTGGTGATGTTGTTGGAAGCTACTTAAACAACCCTGAGATTGGAGATATGGTCGGTGATATGGTGAGTAAAAATGCTAAGAAAGTAATTAAGATACAGGGTCGTGGTAGTATCCTTGACGAAAAATTCTCTATTAATGATATTAAAAATACTGGAAAAGAATTATTTGGAAAAGGTAGTATCCTTGATGAAAAATTCTCTATTAATGATATAAAAAGGACTGGCAAGGAATTATTTACTGGAGGAAAATTAAAGAAAGGTTCTGCTGAAGCAAAAGCATATATGGCTAGTATCCGTTCTAAAAAGGGTTCTGGAATTAAAGGTAAAATGAAAAACGCATTTACTAGTAAGAAAGCTATTAGTGGTCTGAAAACTGTGGGGCATTATGGAATACCTGCAGCCACAGGTGCTCTAGGAGGAATCGCTGGAACATTTGCTGGAGGACCTATGGGAGGGGTTGCTGGTTCTGCTATGGGGTCTTATGTTGGTGATCAAATTAATAAAAAAATAGGTATTGGAATGAAACGAGCAAGAGGAAGACCTAGAAAAGTTGGTGGAGCACTCGCATCATCATCATCCGCTTATCAACAAGCATTAAGAAACAATTATAGTGGATTAACATTAAATAGTGCTGCTATTGATAATGCACCTGTTAGTAATTTTAGTGTGAATTCAAAGGTAAGACCATCATCAACCGAAATGACTCTATCTCCATATCAACGAATGGATAGCCCTGCAATGAATCCTTTTATACCAACAAGATCAACTCAGGTCGGCGGATCATCCTGCGGTTATGGTGGAAGAGGATTATACACTAGTGATGGTCGTGGATTATATTAATTAAATAATTAATTAAATATAAAATAGTTTAGATTTTGAAAAAAAATATCTAAATATATTATATATAAAAATAAAATGTCTTTTACTGAAAATGATGATCTAGAGTATGGCTTAGAGAAAGAGAGAGAAACCCTTGATGCGATTAGAATATGTTTCGATAAAGGATTGAAGAAAATTACAGATAAATACTTTTGTTTTGATTTTTCAAGTGATAGTTGTTATGTAGAGTTGAAGAGCAGAAGATGCACTAGCAGTAAATATCCTGACACTATGATTGGGATGAATAAATTAAATTACGCATCAAAGTCTAGAAAGCCAGTGTATTTTGCTTTTGGTTTTGATGATGGACTTTACTACTGGAAATACAATAAAGAAGATATTGATAATGGTAATGTTGAAGTTAGAAAAGGAGGAAGGACTGACAGAGGAATGGATGAAATAAAAGATTATGGTTATATTAAAACCAAATGTTTAATTAAAGTTTAAAAAAATTTGTAATTATATTATATATTATGCTTACAAATTTCGATATTGAAAGAATTGCGAAAAAACTAGATCTACCTATTGTAGGAGTATTTAGTAAAAATGAATTATTAAATACAGAAAGAAAAGTTGGATCCTATTATATTAATTTGATGGACGACGATAAGACCGATGCAGAAGGTAATAATGGATCACATTGGGTGTTAGCAAAAATTTATTGTGATGAAGATAGAGAAAATTATTCTAGTGATGAAGAAGAAAAAAAAAGTCATAAAGTATGTAATGCACTTTATTTTGATGCATTCGGATTCGGTATGCCTAAAGCTGTCTCATCATTCTTAAAACCTTTCAAACCTGTCTATTGTAATAATAGAGAGATTCAAAATATAAATACATCACAGTGTGGATGGTATTGCTTAGCTTGTGATTATGCATTAGAGCACTTACAATACAGTGATACATATCTAGAGGACTATGAGAAATTTTTAGAAATGTGGTCTAGCGACCCAAAAAAGAACCTAACTATTTTAAAAAAGTTTTTTAAACCACTATGATGATAATTAATTAAATAATTAATTAAAAAAATGTATAGAAATAATTAATTATTTAATTAAAAGAATTCAATTTAAAAAAATAATATCTAAATATACTATATACAATATAATGCATTCTACACTAATCAAAGAAACTAATGACGCAGGACACAATGGACCTGTTTGGCAACTTGGCGGTGAAAGTATCACTCAGTATGAAGGAGTTATGATCCTAGACTCTAATTTAGATAACTCACTTGCTGATATGACTGAAGTAGAACAACAACTACAACCTGATGAATATGGCATCAGACCTATTCTTGTAGCTAAGAAAAACACCTACACACAAGCTCATAGACGAGCACAACAAAAATATCGTGAAAAATTCCCAGAAAAGTATTGTGAAATACAAAGAAAACTTTATGGTGATAAAAAAACTGATGAAGAATGGAAGAAGAAATTTAATGAACGCAGTAGAAAAAACAACCAAGCATTTCGTGATAGAAAAACTAAGGAGATGCTTGAAGCAGGTGTTGTAATTAATCCTAGAGGCAGACCTAGAAAACCTAAACCTGCAGAAGAACCACAGGTCGAAGTCCCGATACAAAACATAATCACACCTAGTGATATAATTGATATCTATGTAGAGGAAGCCAAACAAACAGATCCTAGCACCGAAGTTATTACAGATGAAGTTGTCGTCGTGCCAGCTCCTGAGCCGAAGAAGAAGCGAGCATATAATAGAAAACCAAAAGAAATAATTATCAATTAATTATTTTAAAAAATGTATAGATTTGAAGTATTTTATTAGAATTTTGATAATTCTAATAAATTATATAGTATAATTAATTAATTAATTAATTAAAAAAACAATATAGAAAATTAATGTCTAATGTAGTATATATACTATAATAATGCCAAGATTAAGTAATTTAGACATTCAACTAAACTCAGCAAAAAAAGACCTAATATCCATCCAAAAGCGAATGGACCCTAGAACATTCGCATCATACATTAAGAAAATTAATAGCGCAAGTAGAAAAGATGTTGCTAAAAGACTTGCAGATGAAATCAGATTAATTAAAAATAAACCTGCACCACAAAAACCATTAACCACTGCTAATATTAAAAAACAAGCTAAAGCAAACACCCAATTACAACAAGATGTTGTTGCACCAAGAGTGCTAAGAGAAGCAACTTTAACTAAACCAGCAAGAGTAGAAACACTAAGAGATATCGCTAAACCTGATGCACGAGATGTATTAAAAAGAAAACCAAAATTTGTTAAACAAACATTAATTGATAGAGTCAGATTCTTTAAAAAATATGATTTCCACTACATTAATATTAAAACCGAACTACAATTTTATGAAGCTATTCGTGATGCACTTACTAGATTCCCAGAAGCAACATCAGTATCAATTCATTTGAAACACATTGATGGAGCTAACAGAGTGAGAAGTATTAGTTTAACTGCAAATGATCTAGCAACCTATACTGAATTCAATGATGCATTAAATAAAATCTTTCAAGGATACTTTATCGGTAGTGATGCAGTTAATGTTAATGAAGATGAAATTATTTACGATCACTTCGCTCTCGCATCTGCTGTTATTGCTGGAAATGGTAGCAGTGATAAAATGATCTTTGAAGTTGAAGGAATTGAAGAATCAAAAAGACAAGTAGGAAAGAAGACTATGGGTAATAAAGACTGTGGTAAGATCTGTCTTACTAAACTTGTTGAAGAAGGAAGTGATGCAATGATCGAGCTACAAAGTAAGAATTCAAGTGAGTTCAGAACTATGGATGGATTAGTTAAATTTATTAAAGATTGGGAACTACCTATTAATGTTATGGCTAACTCTTTCTTATTGAAGAAAGTTCATAGCGAGATCGTTAATAAAGGTGAAATGAAAAGAATAACTATTAAAGATAAAAAAGGTAATGACAGAAAATATGTATGCTCTAAAATGGATATTGGAGAAGATATTGAAATTGTATATTTTAATTACAATTATGCTGCAACATCAACAATTATTTTTGATGAATTCAACGAGCATTTTGATATCATTAAAAATAATGAAATTAAAATGTATGACAACATCTATCTAAGCTCTTGTTGTAGAATCATCAAGGGTGAGGAAATCCTATTCTCACCACGCCAAGCTAATATCAATAACAAAGCAATAAAAGAAGTTGAATTAAGATATCTGTTCTTTGATTATGAAACTGTTATTGATTTTGAGAAAAGCTCTTGTATGCAAGAATACTCATTATCTGTATTGAATCTAAATAATAGTCAATTAGAACTTTTAACCAAAGCTGATGATGAGAAAAATGAAAAGACTGTTGCCGAAATTAGAAAGCATCAATGTATGACATTCTTAGGCTTTGATTGTTCTATTCAATTTATCAAATGGGTCCTAGAACATCAAATGGATACAGCATTCGTATTTGTAGGATTCAATAATGCAAATTTTGATAACTTCATTCTACTTGACTCACTATTAAGATATAATGAGGTTAATACCGAATTCTCTATAGGTGATATTTTCTACAACGGATCTCAATTATTAAACTTCTATGTTTCAGGTCGTCATAACACCTTCGATATCCATAAACATCTAATGGGATCTTTGAAAGCTAACTGTGATAGCTTTAAAATTAATTGCTGTGCTAAGAAATCATTCGATCACAATAAAGCTCAACAATTACATCTTGAAGGAAAACTTATTGAATTTATTACTGATAATGATGAACTAAAAGAATACAATGAATATGATGTATTGGCGACTGCTGTTCTATTCTGTAAATATCGCAGAGCATTAAGCGAGATCCCTGCAACTAAACCTTACGCACCATTATTACATTCAATTAAAACTATTGGTTCATTAATCTATAAAGTGTTTGATGCTTCTAAAGCTACTAAGAAATTTGATCTACCTAAATTATCATACGAACAATATACTGATCTACAAAAATCTAAAATTGCTGGTCGTGTAGAATTATTTAATGGAATACAAAAAGTAGAGGAGCGTTTAGTATCTACAGATGTATGCTCTCTATATCCTTATGTTATGTCTGTTGCACCTGTCTATTATCCTTGCGGTAAAATGATTAATACTGATAAATATATGGGTCCTGATACTATTGGGTTCTACTACTGCGACATAGATCAAAGTAATTTACGAGCAGCCAATCTACCTAAGATCTATGCTAGAAAGACCGCTATTGAAAATGACTGGGGACACGAAGTAGTCTTAGAAAATTATTTAATTAGTAATGTTATGATTGAACTACTTAAAAAATATAACTGTGGAGTTGTTATTAAAAATGGTTTCTATTTCACCGAAAAGAAAAAGTCTTGTGATATGTTTGATTTCTTACTTGACTTTATGAAAGCAAAGAACGAACAAGATACCAAAAAGAAAAACAAAGATGATACTTACAATTCCGCATTACGTGAAACATTAAAGCTTCTAATGAACTCCTTATCAGGAAAGGTCATTGAAGGATTACATACTGAGAAAACACAAGATGTAAATTCCGTTGCAGAGTATGAAAAATTGAAAGACAAATCTCAATCTATTAATTTTATTAATGCTATCGGAAACAAAATCTTTATTACATATGAGGTTGATGCAGAAACCATCATCAATAAGCAAAGACCTATCTATCTTGGTGTGCTTATTTATGATTACGCTAAAAGCTATATGTATGAAAACAGTTATAGCAAAATTGGATTGGATCAATTATTATATACTGATACAGATGCATCAAAATTCAGATACACAAAATTCGAATCTTGGAAGAGATGGGTTGATGATAATAACATCCAAGTCCCTCATCACCCTGAAGTAGAACTCATCGATGAACGATACAAGAATCACAAGATCTATCAAAGTGATAGCAAGGTCTTTGGATCATTCGAGGATGAGCTCGAAGAAATGGTTGGAGAAAAATATACATTCTATTGTGTTGAGAAAAAATCTTGGTGTTATGCTGTTGATGGCAAATCTAAATTCCGCTTTAAAGGCTTGAATGGTTCAGCTCTACTTTTATCTCTAGGGGAAGATTTCGTAGAGCAGAAAACCATCAAGCACAAAGCTAAGGGCGGTAAAGAAGCTTGGGAAGAAGTTAAATACCAAATTGCAGAAAATACCGAATTAGAAGTATATAACTTCGCACAAAATAATAAACATCTCGCTATTGAAGCTAAGAACGAACTTAACTTCTTTGAAAGAATATACACCACAGGTGAAGCATATTTGTTATGCAATTCATTTAGAAAAATTGTCAAAAACTCAGCTCATAATGTCGTCCTAGGGGATGACGACAGATATAACAACCTGATGAATAAAGTTCAAGTCAATTATATGATGAAGCATATTAATTTATATAAAAAATAATGTATAGGTATATTATATATGAATAACAAAAATACTTTACTTAAGAGAGCTATGGAATTAGAACAAGCTATTGATTTAGAAAATAATAGAATGCTACTTGGGAAAAACAAATATCATTCTATGGGTCGTCCTCTAGTTAGAAAAGCTGAGGCTATGCATAATACTATAAATGATGATATTGAGAAATTAACTAATACATTATTTCATAGATATGAAGTAGCTGGAGAAAAAGGTTCTAATAATAAGGATAACCTTTCTCTTTTAGAAAGAGGTTTAGCAGAAGGCAACGAATTTGTTAAGCTACATCGTAAAAGTAGAAGAACTAAGCCTGCAGTAGTCAGTGAAACAATAGAAACGAATTTTGAGAATATCATACCCTATGATGATAAACACGAACGGCTAATACATTATGCCGAAAAATATAGAATCCCTTTTATGAAAGCAGGTGTGAAGAAATCTTTGAAAGATCTAGCACACGATATTCATAAATTCGAAATGAAGAACATTAAACAACTAATGAAATTCGGTCTAGATAAGAAATATAAAGAATACGGACACTATATATCATTATTATAAATTGAAAGAGGTAATTTTTATCTACTTTTTTTAGAATTTTTTCGAATAATTTAAATTTTCTCATCGTTTTGTGAGAGAATTTATTGATATTTTGATTTTTAGACTTTAACTGGTAAATTTTTTGATGTTAGTGTATCATCTCCTTTTTTCCTCTTCTC